GGGGGTACTTCATTACCACTTACAGGGTCTATTTTTGGAAGCTGGTCCCCAAATGCCATTTCAGTTTGTTCATTTAATGCCATTAATCTTATCCCTTAAATATTTTAGTTGTCGTAAAGCAAGTACGGTTCCTTGCGCTCTGTGCATTTCTATAGAGGTACTGGCTTGTTCTAATTACGATGTGCTATAGAAATTCTAACATCGATTTCTTCTGTAAAAGCGTCCCACTCTGCTTTGTTGTTAACAAAAGTTTTAAGCGACATTGCCAGTAAATCCTTCTTCACCTGGAGCTAGTGCTATTCCTGTTCCTACTTGACCGCCACCACCGCCTGTTGCATCCATTGCATCAGCACCAGCTACAGCTTGAGGTGCGCCACCTGGAGGTGCTGGTGGACCCATACCTTCTTGAGGTGGAGGTGCTGGTTGTTGGAAGTTCTTCAGTAACTCAGCTTGAATAGCTGCATCTTGTAATGAGTTAGTAACTTTATCAGGGTCCAAGTCCATGCTCTTAGCTATCTCTCGAATGATGTAATCCATCTTAGCAAAAGGTGCTAGAGCTGGGTTTTGTACTGTACCTAAGAACTGCATTAGTCGTTGACTACGTACCTCATTAGCCATTAGGCTTTCTGTGCCACTAGCTTTAACTTCTAAGTCACCTCGTATATCTGGGTCAAAGTCAAACTGCATATTAAAAGCAAAGAACGCTTTACCCATAGGAGCAATAAGATAGTCATCTACATTCTTAACTACAGAACGTATACTACCATTAGCGGCTGACATCAGCATAGATATGCCTGACGCAGTACGTCCTACACCTGACACTCCAGTCTGCCCGTGAGCAAAACTAGGGAAGCCTGTACTTTCATCAGCTAGTACTCTAGCCTTATCGAACAACTGCATGTTTTCCCCAGCAACATTAGGGAACTTAGTGCCAAACAATGCTTGTCCTGGCGCACCACCTTGTCTACGGAATACTTTACCTGGATACACTGACATATCCTGTCCTGGCACAAGGTTGGTTTCATCAACCTCGATAATAAGATTACCAGATAGCGCAGCATTATCAATCGCCATACGCATAAAGCCGTTCATTAGTGTTTGGGTATCGTCCATGTTTTCGGCAATACCTACACCAAAGAAACTATATGGGTTGTGTTCAAATGGAACAGCGTAATATGGGATACGTGCAGGTTTAAATGGGTTTAACACCATTCGTAGCACTTCTCCATTGCAGCACCAGATGTTGCAGTTCACTTCTGGTAAATCTTTTAATTCTTTAGGAATACTAACACCGTTTTCTTCGAGGATATTTGTATCAACAAATCCCCAAAACTCTAAAACTTCCCAGCGTTCTGATGCGTTATGTTTAGCATCATCATCTTCCATATTCATTTCCCAGTGCTTTAACGTATAGTCAGCACCTACATCTATTGCTTGCTCTATACCATCAACCATAAAGTATGGGCGACTTTTTAAAGATCTCAGTTGATTTCGAGACATCTTATGCCGTTCAACTGTGTATTCTGCATCATCCATACTAGCAGCTTCTGGGTCAGGATAAAAGTTCCACACAGATACATGATTAGTTGAAGGTACAGTTTTAATTAAGGGATCGTAGTCACCCTCTTCATTCCAATTAGGATATTCTTTGTCTACAGCAAAAGGGCCTTTCATTACGCCCATGCCTAATAGAGCCATTTCAAATGCCATACTACGAAGATGTTTAGATGCACCAGACTCAACTAACTGGTCGTGTATTTTCTTTTCCATCTTTTTAGCTGCAATCATAGCAGGATGGAAGGTAACTGTTGTTGCTGTAGTTCCGTCCCCCTCAATCAACTTATCGCTCATAGGCTCAAGTTTTTCTTTTAAACCGCCTAAACGATTTTGCAAGTCACGGATAGTTTCTCCTGGCTCTAACTTTGTATCAGGTCCAATGATAAATGGTTTGGGTGGCTCATCTTTAAAAGTACTTTTTAGAACATCTATTCCTGCTTCTGCATTAGGATCTATATTGATATGTACTGACTCACTAACACCATCAGGTAAAACAGTAGGGTCCACAGATAAAGGGAATTTGTTATTACCAAATAGAACATCAATGATCTGCCCATATGCAGCCAATGTTTTAGTCTTGGTGACTTTAACAAATACACGAGACTTTTCCGTTTCAGTGAATTGTACATCTGGTCCATATAAACCTCTATAGTTTCGGTATGCCCGTAGCCATCTTTCCTCATCGCCTTCTCTAGCATCTTCTGCTCTTTTAAATCGTTCTGATACAAAAGAAACAACCGCATTAGATGATTCAAAGATTTTATCTTCTGCATCTTTTGCGGCTATTACGTCATCTGTCTCAAATGATAGGTCATCTATTTCTGCCATATTTAATATCCAAAGCTAGGATCAGCCGCTTGAAAGCCTGATCGTTGTGTTGCTGGGTTGAAGTCCCAAATAGAACTTCGAGGTCTTGTCATAATACCATACCGTAAAGCATCATAAAGGTGATCTTCTGCGTTAGTATCTACGTCTTCTGGGTTACGCTTATCTAAAGGAATAGCTGGTAGTTGTGCTATTGTATTTGTACATGTAGACATAAACACTATCCGTGGTTTTTCTGTAAACTCATCTACTTGTAAACGCCTGTGCAGTTCATTCTTCCCTGATACCCTAGATCCTTTTGATCTATCTGAGGGTCGCCACCGACACCCTTTCATATTCATCTGTTCAGCTAGGCTAGGACCAGTATCCCCTCTATTGTGCCATAGTGAACTATCAAGTACTCCGTATCGTATTGTGCCATCTTCTTTTTCTGCGTCGAGTATCATGTCAGCTAAGTCTGTTGCTGTGACTTTAGAACAGTACAGTTCCCTGTATATTACTAGTGACTCATCTGGTGCTACAGCTAACCAAACAACTCCTGTATGACTTCCGTATCCGTAGTCACACGCTCTAAACTTAGTCCAGTTAGTTGGTATCTTGTATGGATCAACTACGTGTATCTTTCTATTAAACTCAGGAAACGCTGCACCTTCATTTACATCCCAGTTACCTTCAAGTAATTGCTTTCGCTGATGTTCAGGTAGAGATAGAAGCATTGCTTCGTAGTCGCCACTTTCAGCTAGGTAAGGATTGTCAAACAAACTAGCAGGAATAAACCTGCGTCTAAATAATGGTTGTCCTTCTTTGGTGTGGCCTTTAGGAAAACGTATCTCTTCTCCTGTTTCTATATTTGTGGCCCAGAAAGGTTCTCTTAATGGTGACGGGTCTATAAACATTTTCTTAACCCACTGATGTCCTAAACCACCAGGGTTCGTAGTAGCTCTCATATACAAACCTAGTTCGGCCGCACTGGCACTACGCAAACGAGACCTCATATAGTCCCAAGCGTAAGGAGAACTCCACTGTGTTAACTCGTCAAAGCCGATCCAATTAAACGCCTGACCCTGATAACGTGTAACATCCATATCTTTGTCGAGGTACGACATCCAAAGTCGTCCACCTCTAGGCGAGATCCACTGACTCTTCCTTTCAGACCATTTGATACCTGGTACTGCACGAGGGTATAGTTCTTGGCTTTTTTGTATAAGTTCACGGAGTTCCTCAGTTGTGTGTCTGACTAGTAGCCCACTAAAGTTGGGACTGTTTAATCCATGTAATGGATCAGCTAACATTGCATAAGATTTACCGCCACCTGCAGCACCACCATACAAAACTTCTCGCTCCGATGATGATAAAAATTCTGTCTGTGGCCCAGCATTAGGCTGGAAAACTATGTCTTGTGCAACTTCTGTGTCAAACGGAGCAGCCATCGGGACTGCAGGAACTGTTTTATTTTTTTTAGGGCTTGCCGTTGGCGTAGGCCCCAATTCTATTTTTTTCGAGGGCTTCGATCTCTTGTAGCGTTTTTTGGAGACGTTGGGCAAGTCTCCGTTTAATAATAACTGTTTTCTTACGTCGTCGCTCAATGCTTATTCTTTTCTTTAAACCCATGTGGGAGATACTTCTCCCTGTTTGTTTTGTTAGCCACTGAGCTACATCTCTTATACTATATTGTTTTAGATGCTGCTTGGCAAGTTCTAAAGCCTCAAGTTCGTGTACTATTGGCTCAAGTAGTCTGTCATTGTCGGGATTAACTTCGTATCCAAAAGGTATTTGTCTTATTGATACTCTAGCTATTGTGTGCCAATTTCTCTCTTGGCCCCTGGGCGGCTTTGGTAATTCCCAATAGCCTAAGTCGTCATCTCTTATTCGTTTGTACCTTCTTTAGCTGGTAATATAAATACACCTCCACCAGAAGAGCTTACATCTACCCTATCTACTTTTCCTAGTCCTGCTCGATCTAACAGGTCTTTAGCTGCTGACATTTTATCTCTAATGCCTAACTCAGTAGGATCATAAAGAGCATTAGTCATAGCCATTGCTGCTTTAGGTGCAGTACGCGCAAAGTAAGAACGAGTAGCATCAGCTATCTCGTCCTTTAATGCTTCTACAACTAATCTTGTTGCTGTACTGTCGCTATACCCAGCTAGTTTTTTAGCTGTCACTACATCACCATTAGCTTCATCAAATAGAACCTCAAGAAACTTCTGTTGATTTTCTGTTAGTTGTCTAGCCATTATTCTTTTTCTTTCCTGCCATGTAGTTAGGCACGTTTAGATCTTTCTTTTGCTGCCTTCGTAAGATCTTTAAAGTGAACCACGGTTTTAGAACCTTTAGTATGCGTTTTACCAGAATGTACGGAACCATCAGGCATTTTATGAGTACCCCCATTATGCTTTCTCCCATCTTTAAAGTAATGTTGTACGCCTTTTGCCATACTATTTTTTCTTTCTTGTTTTCTTTACCATACCACCTTTATTCATCACCAGCTTTAGCCATACCACCTTTGTTGTACCCCATAGACTTTTTAGCCATGCCGCCACCCATCATCTTCATAGGTTTCTTAGCCATACCACCGCCCATGTATCCCATAGCTTTCTTATCTTTTTTCTTCATACCCATCATTGTATTAAGCCTTTCCTGCTTTTTTGTTTCGTGGAAAAGATCTATTCTTAGATGCTTTTTTCACTCTTAGGTTACTTTTTCTATTATCTAGTGCGTTACCATTTTTGTGATCTACGTCTTTACCATCACCTTTTTTAACTAGCCCTGACTTTGCAGCTATACGCCTAGCTTTTTTACGGGCTGCATTTTTAGCTAATTCTATTGGCGTACTTTGAAGTTGTCGTTCTCTTTTATAATTACGTGTAGCCATTTTACGTATCTACCTTTGTATTAGCTTTACCCCAATATACACATTTTTTATCTGCAATTACCAAATCAGGGTACTTTGTTTTTAAAAAAGGTATACCAACTTGTTGCATCCCCGTATAACACCCTATTTCAGTTTCAAAAACGGGGCCGCCATAAGTAGCACATTCTAAGGTAATCATAGAGCATAAGAGAACTAAAGGGCTAAACATCGTTTATTTCCTTAATGATTTAGCCCCAGAACACTTCCATCGTTTTCGGGACAAGTTATTAGGAGTATTAGGATCATTTTGTTTCTTTTTAGAAAGACCTTTTTTTATTCCTAGGCTTCTTGCACAGTAACTATCCCCTTTAGATGTCCCTGCACGAACTCTTGGGCCACCGCCTTTAGCTTTTCCTGCTTGCCCGTAGCTAACCTTCTTGCCTGACGAGGTTATCTTAACCTTTGCCTTGCCTTTTCGAGGTGTTGCCATAATTACCTCCGTGGCATCATAAGCATACTATACATCATATCTTCAGGTTGCGTCAAGTTATCTATTACTTTTTTTTGCATACCATTATTACCGCGTAAATCTTTGTTACCAAAGCGTTCTGCAGTATTATCTGACTTTTCATGGTGTCCGCTGCCTACACAACGGAAGTCTTTTTGGTTTTTAGTTGAATAATACATATTAATTTCCTGCCAAAGGGTTTAATAGAGCTTTTTTGATCTTATTGTCTAAATTTAACTCTAAAGTTTCTATTTTAGTGTCTAATCTGTCTATTTTAGCGTCCATACGGATCTCAAAAGCGTTAATAACACCCCTTACATCCTTTATGTTCTGTCGATTACGCTGTTCTTGCTCTGCCATGTCTTTTTCGACTTGAGATAACGTACTTTTTACGTCTAAACTCTGGGCATCTATAGATGTTTCAACGTCATCTATGTCTAATTCAATGCGATCTTCTTGTTGATCCATTGATGCTTTAACAGAATCTAGTTTATCGTCTACTCGAAGCTCTGTTGCGTCCATTAATCCTTCAATAGCTGCAACATCGTCTTTTAATCGTGTCTCTTGTTCTTCTACTGCAGCCTCAACTGCAGCTAGATCATCTTTTATGCGTTGTTCTTGCTTATCCATACTCGATTGTATGCTAGTCAAGTCTTCTCGAAGCTCAATCTTTGAGTCGTGGACACTAGCGGAGACATTACCTACAGATGCTTTGATTGAATTAACTTGCTCTCTGATAACTTCATTGACAAGTAGGTCAGCTTCTTTAAGATTGTTGAACTGTTCGCTAATAACAGCTAGTTCACCCTCAACCATAAGCATATGATTTTCGATGTGTGACAAATCGGGGGATACAAAGTTAGCTATCTTTTTTTCCATCAGCAAATAGCGATTATATGCCTCGAATCCGCCCCACAAAAATCCAATTATTGTACCTGCGAGGGGTATAATAAGTAGGAGCTTAGAGCCACCTACCTTAATACCTTTATACTCTACTTCAGCCATTAGACTTTCCTATAGGGTTTAGTTTTTTTAGATATTCTTTTAGGTTGTTTGCTGAACTGCTTACCCTTTTTAGTATCTTCTCTTTTTTTACGGGTAGTTGCAGCATATTCACTGCTAGATAAAGATTTAATGGCACTAGTAGGTAAATACCTTTCGCCAGTTTTGCTAGAAGGTTTACCACTTTTAGTACGCCATTTCTGTTTTGTCCAAGATTTTAAACTCTGCTGACTAGGCTTTAGTGCCACTATGTGTACCCTCCGCCTTTAGCTTTATATTGTTTAGCCAGCATCTGGGCTTTACGCCCAGACCACTGACCAGGATTACCACCCTTGCTTCCTGATTTTATGCTGCTAAATAACCGTTTACGCATTGTTGGTTTAGTATAATTACCAGCCTTGTTTACCGTAGATTTCTTTTTAACAGCCATGTTTAGCTACCTATCTTTACTTGAGGTTAATGCCGCCAGTGTTTGCTGCTAGACCGTCAATGACATCGTGTAACAAGAAGGCTAGTGCTGCTGTAGTTGAAATACAGGTACTTTTAAAACTTGAACCTACAACTGCGTTAGCATCAAAACCTGCAGAATCATTTGCGTCTGAAATTCCTACGTTGTCACCGTCACCTTTTGGTACGCAACCAATAATCTTTTCTGATCCATTAGTAATAATGTCAATATCGTTACCTGCTGTTCCTAACATTACAAATGTATAAGTAGCACCCAAGCAATCAGCACAGGCTGGGAGTGATAGAGTTGCCGAAGCATCCATTGCAGGGAATGTTATGATAGACCCTGATTGTTCTGCTGTTAGTATAGTACCAGAAGTATATCCTGCTACTTGAGGGAGTACCTGTACTCGTGGTGTTCCGTCATCAAATGAAAATGTTGTTGGCATCTTTTCGACACCTTGATACATTGTAGTATTTGCCATTGTGTATATTCCTTATTTAATTTATTGGTTATATTGACTGTCCACGAGGGCATCCATCTTGACGTTAGAGCCTCCAAACATGATAAAAGAAGCGAAATTATTATCGCTTATTTGGGTGTCAGGTACAATTAGATCAGAAAAAAATCCTGGTGTGTCTTGAATTAATTTCTGGTCATTGAAAAACGTCTTAGAATTTCCTAGTACCTGCATTACAAGGAGGGTCTTGAGTTGGTTAGTAGAGTCGTACCGTCCTTTGTCCCCCATGTTCTTTACTATTTTACTTCCTGCCTTTTGTTTTTGGTCTTGTTTTTTTTGAGCCTTAGTTTGTTTAGGCTCTTCCTTCTTCTCTTCTTCTTTTGCAGCTACCTCTTCTTTTTCTTTAGGTTCTTCTTTGGCAACTACTTTAACTTCAGGTTTCTTTTCTTCTTTCTTAGGTTCTTCTTTAGTTGGTTCTTCTTCTTTTGCTTCTGGTTCTTCAACTACCTTTGGCTCAGAAACCACTTCTTCGGGTTCAGGCTGAGACTCTTTAGTTTCTGCATCAGGTCCAGGCGTTTCATTTTCAGATACATCCTTAACTTCAGGAAGGTCAGTATTTTCCATATCGTTAGCCGCCACTTCAATGTCTTCAGGGGGCGGAGCATCAACTGTATTTGGTTCGACATTAACATCTGGCATATCCATTTCTAATTCTATATCCATTTCAATGTTGCTTTCCATCGTAACTTCAACATTGGTAGGTGGACCTATATCAAAGTCCATATCTATTTCTATATCGGGGATATCTAATTCTAACTCTATAGACTCGTATGAATCTCCCCCTGCCATATCATCATCAAAATTAGGTTGTATGTCAATGTCCCCATTAGGGTTTTCTATAAAATCGTTATTATCAAATATGTCTTCAGCTATGTCTATTACTTCTTCGTCGTATCCGCCTGTAGCTATAAAAGTCTCTATCGTCGTTATATGCTGCGTTACTATAGTGTTAACTATATTCCACAAAACATTTACGGTTACATCATCGAAGACTGGCCCTATAGCTAGGTTTATGTCTCTGCCGCCCACTTCTACAATAATTGAAGTAAGACTTCCACCAAAATCAAAACCACCAGTGTATTCAGCATATCCTGTTGCTACTCCTGCTGCGGATAATAAGTCTGTACCAGCAAATGCTGAAGTTGTACCGTCACGACCTGTAATGTGCATATAGATTGAGTCTGCGTTATCTTGCTTATGCACTTTAATAGTGTAGTTCACTCTGCCGCCTTTGTCTGACATATTTAAGTTCTGTACATCTATTGTCTGTATGAATGTTGTACCCATTCCAGCTACGCCCATTGTACTTGTACTCGAACCACTTCCAGTGATCTCAGCACATTTATCTGTACCTAGGTCTCCACAGGTGGACCCAGTTGGCATCGAAGCTGGACCCTGCCCACCCCAGTCAACATCCATATCACCTTCTTTAGACGATGATACAAATCCATTATCGCTATCTAATATGTCACCACTATCTTCATTCGTTGTGGTTGTAGTTGTGGTTGTTATTGTAGTTGTTTCTATTTCAGTTATACCTGTAGAGTCGCTACTCGATTCAGTTATTACTTCAGTTTCAATTAATTCAATAACAGTCGGGGTACAAAGTCCTACCGTAGTATCTGTGCAGTCTGGGTTGTCGGCTATTAGCTCTGTGCTACAAAAGCCAAATAAGAGCAGCAAGGGGTATAGCCCAAGTCTTATTCTTTTTGTCGCCATCTGCGCTTCTTTCTTTACGTTTTTCAGCTAGGGCCTTACGTTTCTTTAGTTCTAGTTTTTTTTGTCGCTTCTCTTCTTTAACTAGAAGACGTTTTTCTTCTTTTAAACGAGCCGCTTCAATTTTGTTATTCTCTTCCTGTGCTTTTATTTCTTTCTTAGCTAGTACAGCCGCTTTTTTCTCAGCTAGAGCTTCTTCGGCCATCTCTATTTCTTTTAGGGTTCTGATCTCAGATTTTGCTGGAATAAGTGATACGTTCTTGTTCCAGGCTAATAGAGCTTCATTCCCTATTTTACCCATGAATGGACAGGGCGTACCTGCCATCCACATCGAATCAAACACCCTTGCATCCATACAAAGGGTTGATATTGCTGCTACCTTCATGCCCATTCCATATAGGCTACGAGCTAGTTTAATACGCTCACAGTTTTCATCGGTAATAGTTATGCCCGTAGCAAAACCTAGTACTTGTGTTTGCACTGAGGCAGCAGCAGCCGACTTACATACATCGCTATTGTTAACGACTACAGACGGGGCAGACGCAGTGGGTACACTTTTATCTGTAACCACTGTGCTGCTTACCGTATTACTATCGGCAGCGGATACGTCACTAGAGCTAGTTAGGGCTACAAATACTATTGCAAACCCTAGCAAGCCTATTATGTAACATATCCACTTAATCATTTTTGTCATTACTTTTTAGCGCAACTGCACCAGCCATCTTGTAGCAAGTGAAGTACGACACCTAAAGCAATTAAACCAGCTAATCCTGCTCCACCTAGTAGAGAGATTAAACCAATTATATTTTCTACTACATTGCCTAAGAACATCATGTTCCCTGGTCCAACTAGTAGTGATACCACTATCGAGAGTGTCAGAAGTGCTACAGCGAGGTTAGTTAACCCTGCCACAGATTTCATCATTCTATCCATTGGCTTTCCTTTTTGTTGTTTCTATAAGTTAGCGATCGTTAAGGAACAACAATACTAACCGTACTCTCGTTCCCTATTGGGGTCTAAGACTTCATGCCTACTTAACCAGCCCTCTAAGTACATAGCCCTTTCTACGTGATCTAGTGTGTATCGCACACCAGTGTTACACCTTATTGCTTCCCTGATGTAAAACACATCAGACTTCGGGATATGTACTCGATTGAAGGCACGAGGGTTGTTATCTATTAATGCTTTATAGAATTCTTCGAGTACATTCTCTGATGCATATAGTTGTACTGGCTTTTTACTCATTGTCAAGTTTTATTTTATATAATTTTAAGGAGGGGTAAAAACGCGCCACACTAGGTCTGATGCATATAGTTGTACTGGCTTTTTACTCATTGTCAAGTTTTATTTTATATAATTTTAAGGAGGGGTAAAAACGCGCCACACTAGGTACGAAAGGAGGGATACTTAGTGTAGCGCGTAAGGTGGTTCATACAGGAATATACAAACAATTAGTATTTTAGTTTATGTAACATACAAAGTTTAAAGGGAGGGAGAGACAAACCTTTATGTGATGTATGTTACATAATAAGAATCATAATACAAAGTTAATAGGGTGTCAACTATAATAATTTAATATGTGTATAAGTATTACTTTTAAGTTATACTTCCTTTCTCTTTAGGAGAAAGGTATGTTAATACTTTAAAGTATTACTTTAAGGCTGCTACTGCTACGCAGTTATACTGATTTTTAGCTAGTAGTCAAACATTATTGCGCTTAGTGTGTCAACATGTCGCAGTTATAAGCTGGTTACTAGTAAATGTGATCACAAATAAAGTAGTTCTAGGTGTACAAACTACCAGGTCGAAAAAACCCCGTGTGTGTAGCTATACATATATAACGTACCCCTAACCCCCCAGTGTCCCACGCCCGCCTCGCATTTACTCACATATATAAAGCACTGAT